GAAATCAGCGCGCTGGTTGCGCTGCATGATCCAGATCGGATAAGGGAGCATGTGGATGCCGTGGCCCTTACCGCGGTGATGGCGCTCGCACAGAACGAGCATGTTGTATTCGGAGTCGATGAAGTCGCTCGGATCATTGAACGTCGACCAATCGAAGTTAGGATGCAGTTCGCGCATCTTCTCGAAGTCGATGCCAGCCGCATCTGCCCATTCAGCGTGGAAGTGATGGACCTCGCGCTTATCCTTCGACCCGCACACCCAGCACGGCGTATCGAGAACCGCGACAAGGTGATGCTTGGTCTTGCGGAACAGTGCTGATTCGGTGCGAGGCGCGTGGTCGGGGTAGAAGATGTCTATCTCGATCGTTTCATGCTGCGCGTGCTCATGTGCAACGTTTGTCATAGCCGTAAACGAAAAAACCGCCCGAAGGCGGTTGTGTGTGGATTGGGCTTGAGTTACTGCGCAGCCATAGGCAGCATCGCTTTCAGCGTGAGCGTCTTGTTAGGATTGCTCGTCTGACAGATGACGCAGATCCAGTATTGCGAAGAGAACGACCCACCAGAGCAGACCGCCTGGACGGCTGCACCGATTGCGATGGTCTTGCCATTCAGCAGCGTCAGCGGAGCCGAATTGATGATGACGCCCGATAGCACGAGGGTAGGTGTTGCATCCGCGCCGATATTGGTTGTGATAGCTACCGTTGGCGTGCCCGTCAGTGTTTCGCCAGTCGCAAGCATGGCCGTCGCGTCGAAAGTGAGCGTCACCACCTCGCGCGGGTCTTTGAGGTCAAACTGTGGCGTTACGATGAATTGCATCTATGCACACTTGACGTAGAAGTAGCGGGCCGATGCCGCCGAATAGAAGAGTCGCGCCGACGTACTGACGCAGAACGCGCGTTGCGGGACGCTGATGAGATAGTTCTGGTCAAGCGCGTATGAAGGGGCGGTTGTCTGGCCAGATGCAGCACTCGCGTTAGATAGCTGAACTGCAGACGCGGAACCCGACACAACAACGACACCAGACGCCGAGTCACCATTCGCCGCCTGTACCGAAGCCGCCGAGCCCGAGACGGCAACCGTGCCGATCGCCAGCGAAACGTTCGCACGTTGAACCGATGCGCCAGACCCAGCGACAATGACGCCACCAGACGCCGACGAAACGTTCGTGGCCTGCGTGCTCGCGCCACTGCCTTGCGAGACGTTACCGATCGCGCCAGATGCGCTGGAGACGTTCTGGGCTTGCGTGCTCGAAGCCGATCCGCTGATGCTTGCCGACCCGCTTGCAGCGCTGATGTTCTTCTGTTGCGTCGACGCGCCCGAGCCCGACACCAGCACGAGGCCCGAACCAGACGCTGTGTTACTGGCCTGATTCGCCGCCGCGGTGCCGCTGATCGCGACCGCGCCAACTACAACGCTGGTGTTCTTCGCCTGCGTCGAGGCTGCTGAGCCAGAGACAGCGACGGAACCGGACGCGGACGACGTGTTAGCCGCTTGCGTTGACGTGCCCGAGCCTGTGACTAGGAAGTTCCACGCAACACCCTGAAACGCAATCTCGTCCTGGCCGTCGACGGTGACATCGGTGGTCAGCTTGACCGTCAGCGTCTGGCTGGCCGATCCCGCCTGCCATTGGATCGTCGAGATGAAACCGAAATTCTGGACGTCGGTTGCCGCAGCGACCGTGTGCGTTTGCGCCGATGCGCTGCCATCAGACAGCGTGGCAGTCAGCCGACCGGTCGTGCCGCTCTCACCCCAGTAGATCGTCGCCGTGCGGACGCTGGTATCCGCTGGCAGCGTGATCTGTACGCCATTGCCTGTCGCAAACGTCGAAGCGGTGACATAGACGATGCCGGTCGCACTACCCGCACCGCCTGGGCCATCCGAATAGTTGAGGACGAAGTTACCCGAGCCAGCCGGCGCAGTGTGCTGTACCGCGGTGCCGATGTTCGTCAGCGCGATCGTCGATCCGCCCGACGCCCTGCGCGTCAGCGTCCACGAGCTATTCGCGACCGCCCAGTCAGCGCCAGAAATCGTGAATGTGCCGCTATCCTGATGTAGTGATGAAGCGCTCAGACTGGCCACGGGAGCGCTCCATCAGTTGGCGTTAGTGAACGTCCAGCTCGTCACCGAGACCGTCTGGTTTTGCGCGATCGACACGTTGTTAAGGTTGAGGTCCGCGCCCGACGTGCCAACCGTGCCGTCTATGTGGGCAGTGCCACCTGACGTCGTGATGCGGAAAAACGTTGCACTCGTGCCAGCGCCAGCCGCCGCCAGGCCAGTACCGTTCGTGATGCTGTTAAGCGTCAGGACGCCAGCAGAAGACGCAGGCGCAAAGGTGGCATTGCCCGTCAACGTGGCAAGGAGAGTTTGCGATGTGATCGCAGTATCAGGACTCGCCGGTTGCGTGCCCGCATACAGGTTGATCAGGCAACTAGCGCCGATCGTCGAGGTAAGTTGATTCTGTTGATTGTTCTTCAGCGTTGCGCTGTATTTGAGATTTGAGGCCATAGGGTTCCTGAGACGTGTGGTCTAAGCGAGCCCGGCCGGCCTCCGGGCGTGTTTGGATAGCCGATGCGTTGTCGGGCGTTTTTATGTGTGTGACAGGTAAACTGGATTTAGCTGTTTGGCTGCTATCCCTTTGCATGGGATGCGAGGGGATAAATTAGGCGAGGCCCATCGCTTTCTTGCCAGCAGAATAGAGGGCGAGGCGTTCGGAGTAGCCGTTCGGTGTCTTCGTCGAGTTCGGATTGCCGAGATTCACGGCGCGCGATACGCCGTCAAACCGGCCAGCGTCGGCGAGTTTGTTCAGATCGCGGTTGTCCCAATACCATCCGGCAGACATAGCGGCGTTATCCGGCTGCGCGAGCAATTCCGGGTGATCGACCAGAGGAAGATTCAGCGCGAGACTGCAGATGGCGTAGTTAGCCTTTCCCGTGATCTGAATAAGTCCGCGGCCCTTGTACTTGGCTCCATCGCCAGGATCAGTGTTGCCGAGCGATTTGGCTTTGTCCGATGGGGGCTCGTATGCCTGTTGCTCGAGTGTTGGGCCCCATAGCTCAGTGAGGAAGCACAAACGGCCAGACTCGACGCCGACCGTTGCCAGAAACGCAGCGATGCGGAGAGGCGTGTTGATGAAGTAGCGGTCGCAGGCGGATTGGAGCGGGGCAACCCAAGCCGAGGCGCGCAGGATTGTGGACCCACAGCCAGCCGAAACGATTGAGGCATTGAGTTGCATGGCGGCTCCAGAGGGGATTACTTGTCGGCCTTCGATTCAAGACGGCGATCGAACTTCTCATCCATTTGCTCGAGCTTTGCAAAGACGGCATTGATCGACTCACTAAGCCGATCAATCGCCTTCTCAAGGGCGCTTGATGTGACAAAGGTCTTAGCCGCTTCCAGCTTGAATGCAGCCAGTTCCTTCTCATTCGCCTCGACACGTGCAACGAGACTTCGGAGCATCCAGAAAGCAACTGCGCCTACTCCAGACGCAACTGCGCCGCCTACGTAAAGGACCGTGTTGTCCATTGATGCCCCGTTAAAACGAAAAGCCCGCGCGTGGCGGGCAGGTTGGTTGGTCGTGTTTTGGTTAATCCGGGCCGGTCGTGCAGCACGGTTCGCGGCCCACCGTCAGAGCCTTATCTGATAAGGCTTTGCGCGGTTTTTAAGGGGTAAAAATGCAGCTTGGCGGACCACCGTCGGTGCACGAATGCTGCACGCGATGGAATCCTTGCCAGATAAGGCTCGCAGAGATTTGAATGGGCGAAAATGGCGATTTTGTGCACGCCGGATGCGCGTCGCCGGGGCGGGCGCGAAGTGTCGCTATTTAGTTGTTGACATATGTTCCTTTAAGGAACATAGTAGAGCCGTTGGGTACGCAGACCTGCGACAACCCGCTACTCCGAAAGGATGACTACCGTGAGAACCACATTTCGCGTGCACGCGTTGCACGGCATCGTCAATGACCATCCAATACGAAGCACCGACGCCGCAGGACATGCGCAACCTCAAGGACCGTCTCGGTTACTCGGGGAAGCAAATGGCCGACCTGTTCGGGCTTGCCAGCTCGCAGCAATGGCACAAGTACTGCGGGGGCAACGAGCCGCGGGAAATGAGCCTGCCGATGCTGTTTCTGGCGATGGCACTTCTGAATCGATCGGCTACGGTCGAGCAAGTATTCGACTTGTGTCGTCAGGTCGGGGCCAAAATAGAAGAAGACTAGGCTGCACCGTCTGGCGTGCGGTCAGAAGACGCGCACCTGAGCGTCAATGCACCTCTTCTATGCGGGGTGCGCGATGAAAATCATCTATACCCGCAAAGGAGAGGAAATCTTCGTCGACGACGAGGATTACGAGCGGCTTAATCAGCACACCTGGTGGCTTGACAAGGATGGTTATGCCGTTCGCGGCATACCGCACCCGATTGAGGGGCGGCCAAGAACCAAGTCAAGAATGCACCGAGAAGTGATGGGGCTTGGGTTTGGAGACCCACGCGAGGTAGATCATCGCTTCGGCATACGGACGGACAACAGGAAATCCGAACTGCGTGTTTGCGCGAGAGGCCAGAACAAGCTGAACCGCGCAGGGTCCTCGAAAAGTTTATCGGGACTCAAGGGCGTTAAATGGAAGCCACGGAAAAAGAGATGGGAGGCTTACATTCAGCTGAACCGCAAAAGGACATATCTCGGTTCATTTGCCACAGCTGAGGAGGCCCACGAGGCGTATTGCAAAGCTGCTCCGATTATCCACGGAGAATTTGCCAATACTGCCGTCGATTCCGCTCCTGGGCATTCAAAGTCACAGAACGAACTGGCAGTCATCGCGCCCATGGTGAAGGCGCAGATAGGGGAATAAAAATGCACACGCAAAATCGGGTGGTTCAGGCTTCGCGCGGTCGCCGAGTTCCGCGCCAACAGGTTACGGTAGCGCGCACGAATCGCCGCGTTGGGTCGCGCTGGCGTGCGGCGACAGTGGCCGGAATGCTTGGCTGCGCTGCTGCTTCGGCGCATGCCGATCTGATCGACGACTACGTCGCCCATCCATTTGGCATACACGTACAGGCCGGCATCGGAGTTTCCAAGGCTGACACGCCCGATGGCCGTTGGCAGCAGGCCGGCATTCCAGGCGGAAGTCACGTCACGACCAAACCGCCGACGTTCTCGCTGGGACTTACCGGGCCGGTGATGACACGCGGAGCCTGGGGCGTCGATTGGCACGCGGATTACACGAACCTTGGCCGTTTCGCCGCCGCCTGCAGTTGCACGCCAGACGATCGAAACTACGATCCGAAAACGCATCAGTACACGAACAAAACTGGCGTGCCGACTGCGTACTTTACCGGCGAAGGGCGATCGCAAGGCGCTACGTTGACGCTCGAACCGTACTATTGGATCGATGGATTCCGTTTCGCTGCCGAGGTCGGGGCGTACATCCATCGCGATTCATGGTCCGAGGACATCGCTGGCTGGCAGGTTGGCGGTGTACCACCTCAGAACCTGCACCTCTCGGACGCGTACTGGGCTGTCGCGCCGGTGGTCGGCGTCTCAGTCGGCTATGGGCGCGTGAGCGTCGCAGCGCGGCACTATTTCACCGGTCTCAACTCAAGGAACCGAAATGTGCCGCCATTGTGGAACGACGTCACGACGATTGAGTTGAAGGTGAAGTTCTGACGGGGACGGAACTTACGTGCTGATGGCGCAGTATCGGGCGAACGGTGTTTGGATGGCTTCCTGCGGAGGATTCGTGGATTGCGATAAAATGCGCGCAGCAAATATTTCCAATGCGCAGAAAAATCTAACCGAAAGGTGGAGAAGGTCCATGGATCTGGGGCATCAGAATAACAGTGCGGACCGCCGCATGCCATCGCTCGATGGCCTGCGCGGGATCGCAGCCTTGGTAGTGGTATTCGGCCACGCGATGCTGACGCAACCGTTTTTTTGGGTTCTTAACTTCGGCCCTTTTGCCGGCCATTCGACTAACTATGACTGGCTGCGCACAACCCCACTTCGATTGCTATGGTCCAGTGACAAAGCGGTTATTCTGTTCTTTGTCCTAAGTGGGTTTGTATTGGCTTTGCCGTGGATAAACGGACGCCAGCGTCCATATTCGAGCTTTGCGATTTCTCGCCTGTGCCGGATATATCTACCGTACTGCGCAGCCATGCTATTCGCCGGCATATTTGCCGTTGCATTGGGTGGGCAGCGGATACCGGGCGCCAGCGATTGGGTGAATGTCTACGGTTGGGCGAACTACATTTACCGTCCGACCATTCCGAGCACTATCCTCATGCTGGGCAACGATTACAGCACATGGCTCGACAACGTTACATGGTCGCTTGTCTGGGAAATGCGCGTATCGCTCCTGTTCCCCCTGCTTGTGATCCCTGTCATCCGCTGGGGCTTGCGTGGCGCAGTTATTGTGGGCGCTGGATTGTGGGTTGCATTCTCTCTTAGTCAAGCGGCAGATACAAAATTCCCGTTCGCCTCCTACATCCTCGGACACCCACACGACACGTTCTATTTCGCCGCATTTTTCCTGATCGGTATCGTCTTGGCGCGATACCGCGATGTGCTTACAGATCTGGCCTCTAAGGGTAAGGGGCTCGGATCGATAGCGCTCGTCATCGCGGGTTCATGGGTTTGGCTGCACAATTGGACAATTCAACCCGAGTTCATGAAGGCACTCGGAGCAGCGCTGTTTCTCGTGGCTGCGGCATCAGACGGACTGCCGCGCAAGCTTCTAACCACGATTCCCGTCCAATGGCTCGGCCGCGTCTCCTATAGCCTCTACCTCATCCACGTTCCGATCATACTTATCGCAGAATATCTGCTGTATCCGAGGCTATCTCACGTTGCCATTGTGGGCGTCGCCATTCCAACGGCACTCCTCGTCGCGGAACTATTCCATCGCTCCATTGAGCGGCCAGCGCACGAACTCGGGCGCTATCTGGTCCAGCGGAAAGCCGCCCCAAAAAAACAAGGCATAGAGGCGGCGTAATCGCCAGCGTTGAGGCTATTTACGTGGGACTGAAGGTCGTTCCATTCCATGTGTGGCCGATGTTTGGATAGCCAGTCGTCCCCGTAGATTGGACCAGCACCATGCCCTGGGGCGGCTGCCATTTCGAGGTATCGCCATCCCACATGATTGCGTTCGTTACGACACCGTTTTCAACTATTGCGTAAGTATTCATGTTAGATCGTCCCGTATTCTTCGATGATGCAAATACCCTGACTGCCTGCGCCCCCTGCAAGTTGCACGCCGCTAACGGTCTGATACACCCCCCCACCGCCCGCGCCAAATCCCGTTGCCGCCTGTCCGTTTACTGCCGCTGAGGACGCACTGCCGCCCGAACCGAGCAGCGAGTTGCCGCCGACACCACCATAACCGCCGGCATTGCTAAACGCGACCGATACTCCGCCCGCACCACCTGTGATTTTCAGATAACCACTACCCGTTGCCGCCGCACCGCCGTTGCCGCCTACCGATGCTGGCGCAGTGCCTTGGAACGCTGCCGCCCCCGAACCGCCAGCGCACGACATCAAGCCGCCAAAAGACGACGTCCCGCCCGCGTTAGTGCCGTTGGCGACCGCCGCGCCCCCCGCACCGATGGTGACGGTGACGCCGCTGAAGCCCGACGTGAAGAAGCCTTCCTGATATGCACCTGGGGTGCCACCCGAGCCGACCGCGATTTGTGACGAACTATTCGCTGGCGTCCCGGCGCCGCTACAGCCTCCGCCCTGCAGTTTCACCTTAACCGCTGTCGTACCCGCGCCTGCGTTATAAGTCTGCGTGGAAGTGATCGTCGTGATGCGCAGCAACCGTCCGGTAGCCTGCCCAAGTTGAAGCGCATGCTGGCTCTGCGTGGCGGGGGGGATTTGGAGGGCGTCATTGAGCACGTTGGTGCCGTCGCCTCGCACCCATGCAGCACCGCCTTGCGCGATCGTAAGCGGCGTGCCCGATGCAGTGAGCAACTGCGTCGTGAATGCGCCAGTCGTGCTATTGACGACGTACCACATGCCGACGAGCTTCGGCATAGTCAACTGAACGTTACCGGTCAGCGTGCCCGTCAGAACGATGATCGGCTTCGAGAACTGCGCCGGCGTCATCGTGACGTTTGCATTCGTCAGTGCGATCGACGTCGCGCCATAGGCATCGATCGGCGCCCAGTTAGCCGCGCTGCCGTCCGTCGCGTCCGGGTTCGTCGTGTTGTTGTCGGCAAGGTTGAACCACATCCCGTCGTTGGTCGAGTTGATCAGTACGGCGCCCTTCGGATAGCCGCCCACCGACGTCGAGAATGCAGAGTCCCACTTAAAGTTGCCGCCGGCCGATTGCCATTGCTGGATGGCCGTGACCAGGTTCAGGATGCCGTTGAAGTCCGCGCCAGCAGGCGGCACGCCACCCGATGCGAGGGGCGTGAAGGTGAGCGGCGGAAATCCATCCGTGAGCGATGCAGCGCCGGGCGTAATGCCGATCTGCGATGCGGTCGGAATCGTGTTCTTCGTGCCGCTGTTTGCGAACGGAAGCGGAACCTTCGACGGGATGTTTGAGGCTTGCATGTATATCCTGGCAACAAAAAAGCCCGCCGAAGCGGGCTTGATGCGGAATGGATGAGAGTCAGGCTGCGTTCAGCAGGCCAGTCGATTGATTGAAAAGCGTGCCGTGGCCAAAGTTTTGGTAGATCCCGGCCTCTCGAAATCCGAATGTGGTCGGGATATCCACCTGCAGGATCTTCGCGTTCACTGCCGCAGGTCGAGGCACTGCTCCCGACTGCGTGAGAATTGCGATCTCGTACGGAAGCAGTGCGAACTCAAACGTGAAGCGCATCTGCATGCCGCCCGTATCGCTGACATAGCAACGCCCGCGACCGGCAAACAGGTTTTGTAGAAGCTGATTCAGGCTGCGTGCCGTGCAACTCGAGATATTCGCCAGCGCCTTCACCAGAATCAGCGTGCGATACGCGGAGTCAGTCAGGGTGTAGGTGTTCGTTGCCGGAGTCCCGCTATAGAACGGGGCTTGCCCGAACGGCTGATAGTTCAAGCCTTCTTTGTAGCCGAGATATGCGGCTCCGGCGGGAATCGTGAGTTGGCGGGATACTCCGACAATCTTGCCCCAGTAGTCCAGCCCAAACCCGACAGCGGTATCAACATCCCAAACCATTGAGAAGAACAGGTCGAGATCGGCGCGCGGATCGATGTACTGATTGAAATTGTTGATCAGCTGCGTGATCGTCGCGCCGTTTCCGTACTGACTGAGGATCGTCTGCTGTACGTTCAGCATGGTTACACCAGCGTTACGGTTATGTTCGCCGCCGTGACGGTCGGAGTCTGGTTAATGCCAATCGTCAGCGACGAGAGGTTCGCCGTCGTGGTGCCAATCAGGATCGACAGAATCGAAACATTGGTTCCGATGGCGGCGACTGGAGCGTAGAACCGGCTCGCGAAGATCGTCGACCCGATACGCGCTCGGGGGCCGCCGTCTCCACCCGCGAAGGCTGAGATGATCGCGTTCTGCACGAGCGAAATGATGTTTGACGGCAGGCTCGCACTGTTGGCGATCTGCACCGCAAAAAGGATCGGCTGCGCTGCGGGAACCTGATAGGTGACGTTGTAGGTCGGATATGGGATGTTGTACCCGCTTGTGTCCGTGACTACGACCGTCGTATTGCCGTTGTAGTCGGCCCCACAATCCTTTTTCAGCCAGATCGCATTAGCTATGTCGGTGGACGCTCCACCTACAACCGCGACATAGATTGAATGCGGTGCCAGCGGAAACCCGCCGACTGCCGATGTCATCGTTGTCGAGCTCGCCGTCTGGCTGATACCCACGGTATAGGTCCCGGTACCGCCCGAACCCGTCCCCAGCGCAGTGATGATCGTCCCGACTGCCACGCCCGTTCCGGTCACCATCTGGCCAACGGCGATCGTTCCCGAGGTCATTGCCGTAACGGTCAGTGTCGTCGTCGCAATGGAACCCGTGAAGACGGCACCGCTCGTTACGCTCGTCGTGTTTTCCGAGGCGTAGACATCAAGCACCCCAGAAACTGCGAAGACATTCGCATAGATCGACGGCAGCGAGCCTTTCCCGTTCAACGCGACCGACTGTTTGCGGCGAAACTCAAAGGCCGATCGGCTCTCAACGTTCTGGCCAACAGTACCGGAAACCAACGTTGCCGTATCCCAGCCAACGATCGTCTTGTAGATCGAGACCGACGCCGGCACCGCAGTGGGTCCAGTGACCGTGCATGCAAACGACAGTGCGATCGATCCGCCAGAGGGGATCGTGCCTGCGCCGGTACAGGAATAGATATTCCCGTTTGGATCGGAAACGAGAGCACCAACCGGGATCACCGTGCCCGCTAGTCCAACACACGTGACCTGAAGCGTGGTCGGCAGGGCGGGGTTGCGGTCGAGAAAATAGATCCGCGCAATGGCATCCTGCATCCTGCCGTCAGCCAGATCCGGATTGATGTTGTTGACGTACTGGGCCAGCAACGCGTTCTTGTCGCCGATGATAGCAGCCATGCTCTGCGCGAGCTGACCCTGCGGCGTATTCAGTGCAGGATTAACCCCGCCACCAAACGCAGCATTGATGTCCGCCTGAACGCCCGTGAGAATATCGGCTTCCGCGGGCAAAACGAGGCCCGTCGTGCCGAACTGCACATCCGGCACGCTTGTCGTTATCGTCATGAGAAGCCCTAGAAACTAATGTTCTGCGATTGCCCGGTTGTATCGATGACTTCGATGGTTCCGGTAATCGAGCGATTGGCAAAGCCGGTAATCAGGCACCTGGCCTGCACTACATCGGGCACCGTGAGCGCCTGCTGCTCAATCAGCGATTTGATAAGCGACACAGGCGGCCACTGTCCCAGCACTTGCTGGAAATAGGGAATGCCAATGGTTGTGTCGTACCAGCACTCACCAATGAACGTTTTCACAGCGCTCGCGACGTCCTGCGCAATGCTGTATGGCTCGTCGGCGAGCGCGATGTTGCCCGAGGCATCGAGAACGAGATCCCAGGCCGTGCGGTCCAGAAGAAGTGTTTTCATCAGTTCGGAGGCCCTGTGTTGCCGCCTTGCGGATCGCTGTGAGTGTGCCCCTTCAGGCTCTTTCCGCCGCCAACCACATCCGTGGTGACGGTTAGCGTGCCGCCCATCGTTGCGTTGCCCGCATTCGATCCCTGACCCTGCTGCAGGGCGCCGTTAAGCACGATAGCTGGCGCGTCTACTTCGACGGTTGGTGCGGCTAGCGTGATCTTCGTTGGCGAATTCAACGTGATTCCACTGGTCGAAAACTGTACATACTGGGTCGGAGCACCATTCAGGACGCCGCCGATGTACAGGCCATCCGCCATATCGAAACGCCGCTTTGATCCTGGCGTCGACTGAGCCTTGCTGGTTTTAACCGCAGAAATGTCATGATCCGCGAATAGACAGATGCCAATATCATTGACCTGCGGATCGATGATGACCGCGTTCGTGCCACCCTGAAGCCTGAAGTACGGGACGTTGTGAATCACTCCATGCGGCATCGCGTTGTTGTTGCCGTCAACCTGATTGACGAGAGGCAGAACATCAACGAATCCCACGGGAGAGACCCCACCCGAATTCGTGACGCCTTTGATCTGCACCAGCGTAGCCGTGCTGACCTGGCTTAGGATTTGGCGGATCAGGAAGGCATGCGCGTTGTAATCGGATGTAGATGACGACGGGTCTTGCGCGCCCTTGTAACCGAGTTCCGTCGTCATTGAGAAGTCAATCCTGTATCAGTGCCTGGATAGCACTGGATTTGCGTGAACCATGAACCGCCCGGCTGCTCGCTCTCAATCGCGTGATTGATGTTGAATACCGTCCAGATCCCGTTCGCCATCTGCACCGAACTCTGCACCTGGATCTGGCCGCCAATCTGGATGTTCGGATTGAACGGTATCGTTACCGTCAGTCCGTTACTCGCGAACGATGGATAACCAACAAGGCCCGTTGCAGGGGAAATCACCGGAATGCCGCCGGCTCGAGCGCCGTTCTTCGGCCAGATGGAGAGCGTGCTGCGGTCCAATGCGAACCGGATATCAGCGGCCCGCGCGCATGCCTGAACCTGCTGCCATGCTGTTCCCGGAAGATACGGATTCGATAGTTGGGCAGTCACACCGTTGTTCTCGAAATTGACGCCCATCGTCTTCGCGAGGCCGGACATAATGGTTGCCACGTCCGCCGATCCCTGAAAGCTGATCGGCTGAACCGGTTTGACCGCTTCAAGCAATCCAGCGAATCCGGTCACGTTGAACGATACTTCCGGTGCGCCCTGGTAATCGCCCCATGCCTCGTTGATCGTGCCCACATAGATTTCGCTCAGCCCCGTGACGTTGTCGCCAGCAGAAATCGAAATCGTGTTCCTGGCGCGGATCGCGCTATTGATCGGCCCGATGGTCGTCAGCGTATTGATCAGGTCATTCCTCAGGCCGTACATGCGCATCTGCAGCGCGCCCATTGACTCACCACCGGCGCAGCCGATATTGACGACTGTTCGATGATTGGTCAGCGTGACCTGATTTGATCCGTCTTCCCCAAACTGACCTTGGCCCAGCGTGATCTGGACGCTGATCTGTTTGTGCGTGAAGCTCATAGGTCGGATTCTGCAAGGTAAACCAACAGGTAACGTGTGCCAAAACCGCTATTGGTCGGGTCGCTCGTACCTTGCGTGTCATAGAAGGCAAGATCACCAACGAAACCGAGATAGTCCTCGCGCACCAGCAACACGCGATCCCGGCAAATCACGCCTGTCATGATTGGCGCGTTATTGACGTACAGGTCGAGGAATACCCCGGTCGACTTCTCGTAGACGTTGATCTGGCAATTCTGCGAAGACAGCAGGACAGTCAGCGACTGAGAAGGCATCGCGGAGAGTGGTATAACGAGCATGGCTAAACCGGTGTGGGGCCGAACAGGGTTGCCTGGGTGGCCGTAGGACTTGCCGCCTGGACCTGGCCGAAGTTGTACGGGCTGACCGCCCCTACGCTATTTGTCTGGTTCGCACTGATCGCATTGGTATTCGAATACATGGCCAGCGCAATCTGGCGAATCTCCTTCAGCCAGAGATCAACCACCAGCAGACCCGCGCCGTTATGCTGCTCGCGACGATAGTCGTAATGCTCAATCGTGGCGCTCAGGTAGGTCGCGTCCGGTGTCACGACGCTATACAGATTCAGCGACTTGAATGCCGCATCAATCGCCGTCAGGAAGGCCGTGCGCGCGACTTCGTTCTGCCCGCACGATAGGCGAACACGCACGTCATAAGGTGTTGCCACCTTGTTGTATGACGCAAACGAACCCTGCTCAACTGGATAGTCCGATACGCGTGACTCGTTGCGATATTCAACACCGAGGAAAGAGTCGGCAATTGCAACGGGGTTCATGCTGGCATCGTAGACACCCCACCGCGGCGCGAGAAAGTTCGCCAGGGATCCGAACTTCTCGACCGTCGCAATGGCTCCCGAGACCGCCGTGCCAATGTTCGAAATATTGCGAAACAGCGGGGGAACGCCGGAGACGTTCGGCACATTGGGAAACAGGATATTAGGCATCAGCTAAGCCCCCTGTTTGCCTGAGGAACGATCATCGGATGCTTCGAGAAGGCAACCTGGGCATCCCGCGCGATACCATTCGCATCTGTTGCCTGCGTCTGGATTGTGACTTGCTGGATGTTCACTTCGCTCGTTGACGACCCCGCTCCGCGACCGGAAACAGACATGCGCGCGTTCTGCAAAGCCTGCGTCATCTGAGCCACCGAGATTGAGGCCTTGTTGTTGCCAACGCCGGCATAGTGGCTCAGTCCAGTATCGGGATCTGCCACGCTTGCCCATTCCATCGATGCAGCCTTGATCGCGGCGCCGATGTTGCTGCTCCTGCCGTTGATGAAATCGCCGATCGCCTTGCGTTTGTTGTTGACAAGGTATTGCTCGAAAATCTTGTCCTGCGTTCCCTTGTCAAATTTCTCGTCGCCCTTCAGACCCATCGCCTTGACGGCATCGGACAGGGTGCTACCGATCAGTTGGTAGCGACCGGCAGCGTTGAATTTTCCGGATTTTTGGGCGGCCATTACTTCGGCGACGGTCATGCCGGCGAGGTTTTCGGTTCCCGCCTTGTAGCCACCGCGCGCGCCGCGATTGACGCTGTTGTAATCACCTTCACCCTTCGAGATCAGGGCGCCGAACGCCGACTCGGCGATTCCCTTGCCAGCCTCCTTCACAACTTGTTTCACACTAGCAACGGTTGATGCAACTGTCTGCGCGGACGCAGCGGGCGCTCCATTCCCCGTGTTGAAACCATATGGCGCACCCGAGCCCGTTACGCCCAGCACGGATGATCCCGAGCCCGATGGGCTATTGATCTTCCCCACAATGTCTGACGCTTTCGAGTTCGTCAGCTTATTCCACACTGTGCCGAGAAAATCGCCCGCCGACATATGGGCGGAAGCAGCCAGCCAATCACCTTTCTTGACGTCTTCCTGACCTTTCTTTGCATCCACATCGGGAAGACCGGCCGCCTTGGCGACTTCAAGCCCAGTCATGGCGGCGGCACCAGCGACGCCCAATTTTCCGAGAACGCCCAATGCGCCCTTGCCAGCCCCGCCGCCGATTATCGATAGCGCCGAGCCAACCAGCTTCAATGCCGCAGCCAGCGATGTAAATGCGACCGCTGCGGCGGCAATCTCCGGATGTCGGCTCATCAGTGCTATGAGCTTGGTAATAACCGGCAACACATCAATCAGGACCGCATTGGCGATGCCCTGAAATTGAGTCTTCAGGTCAGCCCATTTGGCATTAACTTCAGCCAGCTTCTTGATCTGGTCATCGTTGAGGCCCAGCAACTTCTGCTGGGCGGCGACCTGCGTTTCCAGTGCTTCCGGCCCTGCCTTGAGTACTGCGAACTGGGCGTCACTCAACCCCATCTGCTGGGCGCGAGCCCTGGCAAGTGCGGGGTTGATCGCATTTAGGCGGGCGAGGACGCGCGATTCCTCGAGGACCATTTCGCGAGGGCCTTTCAGCGCCTCGTTAATATTGCCCCCCGACATGGCAAGGCCTTTCAGCGCCTCACCCATGCCCTGGCCAGTCTTCAGCTTGCCGATTTCCGTTGCAGCCGATGTAAACAGACTCGTCGCATCGGCTGCGGACGCACCGGCGCGCTCAAACGTCTTCTGCCACGCCTGCACATTGGTCGCAGACATCTGCAGATTGCCGGCGAGATTCTGAAGCTGCGCGCTTGATGCCAGCGTGTCAGAGATGAACGCCTTCAGCCCCTTGCCGGCGGTAAAGATCGCCAGCACCGAGAGTGCTTCAGTCTTGATCGAGGCAAAGAACTGTGCGGCCTGCTTGCCGCGAGCTTCCATCTCCTTGGCTGCGCGGGTCGCCTCGCTCGATGTGTCCTTCAGCGTTTTTTGGACCTGAGCCGATCCCTGCTTGAACTTCGATGCGTCAAGCCCGAACGTAACTACCAGAGCGTCGATGATAGTTGCCACAATCAATCCTTTATTTCATTCAGGACGCTCTCGTTGTAGCCATCAACAATCGCGATCTCAATCAGGTCCCACATGTCTTCCGAGCCGTAGACCGTATCGAGTTCGTGCAACGTTGCAAGGCGCCGCGAAACGAGCAGGCCGATGGAGCGCGGAACGTTCGCATAGTCGATCAGTTTCGCGCTACCGGGAGGCCCGCCAACTCCTAGATCGAGCCGGCGCCTTTCGGAAAAAAACTCATATGGAGCTTGAACAGCTCGATGCGAAGTTTCAGGCGCGTCGTGACTTCTTCAATGTCGTCTTCAATCAGAACGCGGGTCACGCCAGGCTTTGCCGGATCGGGAAGGATGGAGATGCACTTGAACATCTCTTCAATCAGAGGTTCCGCCTTTTCCCAAGGCAGACCGCCGAACGCCTGAACACCCAGACGCGCAACGCCAGCCAGGCCGGCAGTCACGATGTCATCGGGCACTTCGACGCCAGACGCCGCGAGAGCGGAAAGAGCGCGTAATGCCCAGCGTTCCGCCTGCGACGCCGGCATTTCCGTCAGGATGAAGACCTTGCCCTTGTCGCGACCTTCATCCGTCACCGTATAAGTAAGGGTTTTCCGTGCCATTAAATCGGTGCGCCTATGATGGTTTCCCAGGTGATCGAAAACTTACGCGGCTGCAATACTTTCTTCGCGTCTGCGATCGGCATATAGCTCGTCAGGATGCCGTTGGTCATGACGAACGACTTGCTGACACTAGGCAATCTGACGATGCCGCTACAGAAAAACACTTCTTTCGCGGCCTGTTGCGATGCCTGCCAGATGTCGAAGATCAGGTTGGATGCGCTGTCAGCCTGCAAGGAAATGTTCTGGCGGATCGGAACGGGCGTATAGCCAGCCGACAGCTTTCCGTCGACGCCCATCAGGACTTCGGCCGGCGTGATCGCTTCGGTATCGAAGACGTCGTCAGCAGCAAAGCCTTGCAACTGTTGGGGCACGGGAAACAGGCCGGTAACCGCCAGCATGAACACTGCGTTAGCAGAGGTAATCGTGGACATTCAATGCTCCAAAACAAAAACCCGCCGAAGCGGGTTCTGTTGATTTAGTGAGGTCGGTTACTGGACTACGATGCTTGCGAGATTCAACTGCTGAACTGCGCCACCGTCCATGTACCAGAGGGTCATCGGAGGAGATTGGCGGGCGCCGCGGACCTGGGCCGTCGCAGCCCGGATCTGCAGATACCAGCCGCGCGAGCTCAGCGTCGAGTCGATCGCGATGCCGGCTGCGTTGTTAACCTCTGCGATCTGCAGGGCAGACAGCGGAACGCCGGCGCGGATTGAGCCGAAGTTCAGCGCCGCATTGATCGGATCGGCGCACGCCGCAGAAATCAGCGCATAACCGGAGTCGTTGTATGGGACCGACGTCACCTGCGTGAGTAGCGTCATCAGCGCCAACTGGAGAGCGTTGTTCATCCAGATTTCGTTGATGTACTCATCGAGCCACGTGAACTTGCCGCCTACCGAGCCGTTATAGAAGAACGTGAAGCCCTGATTGGCAGTCGCATACGCGCCGTAGAACGAATAACCGTTCGCAATCAGCGTGTTGCCGGTCGTCTGATCGGTTACCACTGCCGACAGACCGCTTTGTGACTTGAACGCGAATGTGATACGACCATTCGTGCGCGTGAAGTCGATGGAGGCGATCGAGCCGAGAATGAAGGCGGCGATCGGCGGGAGCATCGCAGCAAGCGTTGAGCCAACTGCGGCTGCAGCGGCTGCATTGCCGCTGATCGGCACCGAGCCAGAATACGAGTTCGCGATTACTTGCGCGCCGAAACAGGTCGTGTTGCCCGGAACGATCGCGTTCGAATCTGTATCCCAGCAGATGTACGCGTAGCGGTTGTTCGTGCCGGCGGTCCAGGTTGCGAACGAAACCTTGTCGGCAAGTACCGGCTCGAACACCGTCATGAACGCTGCCCAGTTCTGGGTCAGCAAAGTGATTGCGTTCATCGCGCCAGCAGGCGTCGCAGCAACTGCGCCCTGCGAAAGCACTGCGCCCGTCGCGGACGTCAGATTCAAGCCCGCCGACAGAGTGCCGGTCGCAAACGTCATCGTGGAGGTCGCGCCCGTCGTCGTGGACGTGAACACGAACGCCGAAAGCTGGCTGTTGTACGTCACGGTCGGGCCAGTAGTGAAAGCCGCCGCGATGATCGTGGCCGCGTTCGAAAAGCTGGTCGCTGACGACAGGTTGATATTGCTCGAGGTCTTGACCGTGCCATCAACCGTGATCGTCAGAACGCCCGACAGCGCTTGCAACTGCGTAAGCGTCAGCGATGCCAGCGAACCGCTACGCAGATATGCGCTAACGGGTGCAGTCGGGTACTGATAGAACAGCAGATTGCCGGGCTTCTGGGTCGAGTTGTCGAACCCGTTGAAATAGTTCTGCGCCAGACTGGCTTCGGTCGAGAGGGCGCCGAAGAAGTTGGCGACAGCGGTATAGCTGGCAAACGGCTGAACGGTGCCGATGGGAATCGACGCGTTGGTCGTCAGCATGAGTCCATTGAGGACAAGCGCAGACCCGCCGGCAGATATAACGCCAGGATTTACGCTAACTATCGCCGAGGCGGGAATCGTCATTTTTGCTCCACAAATGAAAAAGCCCGCGCGCGGCGGGCCTCGAAAACGAAAGGGGGACTGCTTTTAAGCGGGATACGTCACATCGACGTTGGTGAGACCTATGCTCAATACGGCGGCGAATTGCTGGGGCACAGTGATGATGGGGTTGCACTGCATGACGACATCGATGACGTATCGCTCTTCGATCTGCTGCTCTCCATTGAGAAATGGAACCTGATGTGCGTTATCCGCATAGAGCGGCTGCACATCGAAGCCAGAAGAGAGAAAAGACTGCACCGCGTAATCGTCGCGGAATGTCGTCGTTATGATCGCGGCATTGTCCCCGGAGGCCGGCCCGTGCACGTCAAGCTGGATAGTCACCTTGGTAGGCTGAAGCAAGGATTTACCGCCGCATGCCAATGTTTCACTTGAGACAGTCTGTGATGGGCTGACGGTGTATGTCCCGACACCGCCGCTTCCTGTGCCCAATGCGGTGATCGTCGTGTTCGCAGCGACGTTGGTTCCAAACAGTGTCGCGCCAGGGCTGATGGTGCCGAGGCTCATCGCTGTGACGGTCAAGGTGGTTCCGATTATGGAGCCAGTAAAGGCGCAGTCCTGGAACGTATCGACGTTTGTGCTGAGACGATCGCGCAACATCGGCGTCATCGTGACGAAATTGGCACCTTGTGGCTCAGGCACCCGATTGTCCTGCCCGCGGATTACTTCCGTTCCGGCCGGCAAGACAGATAGCAGGTAAGTGCGCAGCGCCGTTAGCGTCTGCACTTCGGTGAGGCTGATAGATGGCATGTCAAGAACCGTTCTGTTTTACTACAGCCACCTTGGTCCAGCCATCCTGGAAGCCCCAGTTCTCCAGCACACAAACGATGAGCCAGACCGACCCATCGCCCAGCGTGACTAGATCGCCACCTCGTCCATCGGGGCGCGCGATACCTTCCCATGTGCCATTGATGTACATCGCCCGCTTTTCGCCGTTGATGTTCAAACCATCGACCTGCACCAGATCGCGGTATGTCATCGCCTGCATCTGCACCTGCACACTGACGGGCGACGCATACGCCGGCTGACGGTCGCCGTCTGGACTCGTCGCGTACCCTTGGGAAGCCTGGATAGAGGCTGTTACCCAAGGATTGACTGCGGCGACGTAGTTGCCGACGATTCCGGAGAGGTTCATAGCATCAGTTATTGAACGCGATGTCGAAAAGTTGACCGACCACGTCGTTAGCTGCGCCCGTCGTCGGGCTCGCGCCCGTGATGGTGATGTTGATCACGCCGTTTTCCGCGGCGGTCAGCAGCGTTGGGGCGGCCGTGCCAAGGTGCGTAGCGCCAGCCACAACCTGGGCGTTTGTACCGATCTGCGTGTTGGAGCCGTTGGCACCGTACTTCTGGATCTGGACAGTCGCTGTCCATCCGCCACCGTTGGTCGTTGCGACGCCAGAGTCGGCGATCAACGTGCCGCCAGCCACAGCAGCGCCCACGGTTTGCGTCGTGGTGCCCCACCAGATCTTGATGCGCTTGTTGTTCGCAGTCGATGCAAACTTGCCAGCAGCGGTGACTGTGATCTGTCGTCCTGCGGCATCCATCGCATTGGCGGGAAGCGCGTACGTGAACAGCACATCATCAGTCGTGTCTGCGCCATTTCCCAGGCCGGCGGCGCTGACCTGTACGCTCGCATTGCCGCAGCTACGGACGAATCCTGGCGTTGCAGCCGATCCACCCTGGATAGCGCCAGACGAGAGAGCGGTGCCATTCGAAGAAAACGGCAACTGCACGTCGCCAAGTGAAGAACTAAAAACGGGGATGCCCATGAGGTGGATGCTCCTTAAGATTCGTTGACTTCGGAATCGACGCTGTTCTGCATGTGAGCGGAATCGACTAGAGGCTTGTCAAACCCCTTCTTTGCAACAGTCGATTTGGCATTCGACGGATCGCTGAAATCTCGGATTGACTCCTGCAACTGGTCGGCGACATGCTTGCCAAGCCTACCCAGCGCAACTGCTGAGTCGTAGTCGGCGGCCTTGATGATCTTGCCAAGATCGGCCGGCCATTCGCCCTTGTGCTTCGCAATCATCCCGCGGAAGAATGGTCGCGCTGGAATATCGATCGTGTATTCCTCGACGTGATGCGTGGTCGAGAAGTTTGCCTTGTCGGCCTTCACGAACTGACCATTCTTGTTGAACGTGCCGTCAGCCTTGATGCTTCGGTTGATCGTCACGTCATGCGCGGGCACAGTCGCAGTCCCGCCGTACTCGTTGATGGCCGCGATCTGAGCGACTGGCGTGCCATCCGGATAGGTAGCACCCTCAAGAAAGCCGACATTGACCGTATTAGCCTTGCCGACCTTCTCGGCGATCTCGCGTAACTTCGCCTCTAGCGCGGCCCCGCCGGAGAATGTCTGCGTTGCCATCAGTGACGACCAAAAGGTGAGTACGGGTCCATGTTGCGTTCGTGGCCGTGGACATACCGGAAGGTCCGGAACTGAGCCATCGCCTGCCAGGCCGCTGCGCCGTACTTAGTTTGCGTAAACCACGCCATGGAGCCGGGCACTTGCGTTGCGTATTCGGTCTGAACCGACACGCTGCCCTGCGTCGCGTTGCTGATCCGCCCGACCAGCGGTGAGGATGGCTGGAAATTGAGCGGAGCATTCAGCGCGGCAATGTGCGCCGTCACCATGTTCAAAATCATGTACCGCTGGCCGCCTACGCTGTCATCCGTAATCGGGCTGCATGCCGTGTTGTCGACGTATAGGGTCGCCTCAGAAAAATAGGCGGCTGCCAATGGCTGCGCTACATAGGTGGCAAGCTCAGGGTAGCGAGTGCTCCAGCCGGCGTAATCAAACACCACGGCAGCCATGATCAGCTCTTCGGCGACAGGTCGGACTTCTGGATACCCTTCGGCAGCTTGGCCGGGTCCAGGCGCTCAAGACCGGATTTCACAGTCTTCTTGTCCTTCGCTTCAGCTTCCGCGTTAACGGGCTTTTCGTGCGCGAAGATCAGGCCATTTCTGACCGCGTCGAGTTCCTGATTCTGGGTGAGCCACGCATCCCAGAAATCCTTGTCGACGTTCGGTGTCAGAGCGAAGCCGCCGATGATCGGGGCATTCGGTGCCATGTTTTGTGCGTGCGACCAGCCCTTGAGGGTGATGCGGTGGGGGCGTTCGCGCGCAACCTTGACGGCGCGGTATCCGCCACCCATGACGGGCTCTTGCGTTTCGACCATGTCGAACACGCGCAGGACGAGGCCAGCGGGCAGCTTGCAGGCAACAGTTACGGTTCCAGCCATGTGACTTCTCCAGAAAGGTTCTTTTGAAAAAGAGAAAGGCACCCGGATTTCTCCAAGGTGCCCTTCTTGAAAGGCCGCCGCGAGGCGACCCCTGGATTGCTTTGGTCGATCAGACGCCAACCATCTGCGAGATCGCGAACGGCTGACGGATCACCGCGCCCCACGAGCCTTGCGTCATCTTCTGTTTGAACGACGACAGGTCGCGAACGATGACACCGCCGCGGAGCTTCTCATTGAACGCGCAATAGCCCGAATCCTGACCTTCGACTTCGTCGGCGATCAGTTGAACCACTTCGCCAGCGGCCGAACCTTGCGGGTTCTGCGTCGAAAGTGCGCCATACTGAACGGCAGTCTTCACCGTCAAGCCGGGGAAGTTCTTCTTGAGCAGGTCCGACACGTTCACATTGAACGAGTTCGTAGCCGTCAAAGCGACTTCCGAAACCGGCGACATGGCCAGCGTCATCTTCGACTTCTGGTCGATGTTGCCCGACGACTGAATAACCAGCTGGACGAACAGCGCCTGAATGTCTGCGTAGACTTCGTTGGCCGTCGCATTGATGACGCCATTGTTGATCCACTTGACGCCGCCAGCGGCTTTCGTTGCCGGCGAAATCGGGGCGGTCAGGCTCGGATCGTTCAACAGGCCATAGTTCTGCAGGCCTTGCACGCCGTAGAAGTACGTCAGGTTCTGGAACTTGTTCAGGTTGATGATGGCCGACCGCTTGAGTTCAGCAGCCCAGCCAATCTTCGCCAGACCCGCACGTTCCATTTCCAGCTCGCCGTACTCGACGACGGTCTGGTACAGATACGCTTCGCGTTGCGGGAAGTTCGTGTTGGCACCCGACTTGCCATCCGCCGAGAAGTCGCCATAGCTCGACACCTCACCGGTATGTTCCACCACCGGGAACATCGCGACTGCATCGACGAACGAACCCTTGCGGGCTTCACCGAAGATGTCGGCCGCTGCGTTCTTTGCGGTCAGGATGTTCAGGATGTCGGCGTCGACGAACGTCGTCAGGAACGACGGGATTCCGCTGTTGGGCGTCGTGACCAGGGCCGGCTGGGCGTCCATTGCCATCTGGAAATCGGACTTCCATTCCGGCTTGATAAAGTCCACCGCACCGGGGAAGGAAATCCCCCAGTCGCGCTCGAAAACAGCCAAATCTTGATTGCGTTGCATGATTGTTCCTTTGGCTTAGCCGAGGAGATACGTGGACATCTTGACGAGCTCGCCGGGTGCACCAACGGACAGAGCAACCCACTTCGTTTGCGTGCCGGCCGCGACAGTGATCGCGGTCGACGATGCGGTCTGGCCGATGCTGACCGCATACGTTCCCGTACCGCCCGTGCCAGTGATGAAGCCCGAGATGAACGTGCCTGCGGTAACGCCCGAACCGCTGATCGGATCACCGACAGCCAGCGTGCCCGACGAAACGGCGGTCACCGTCATCGTGCCGCCCGAGCCCGTGATGGTCGTGCTCGCGACGTTCTGCGCGATGTTCACGATGTACGTGCCCGTACCGCCCGTTCCCGTGCCAAGCGCCAAGATCTGCGTGCCAGCGGCGACGCCGGTGCCCGTGATCGTCTGGCCGACTGTCAGGACGCCAGTCGTAACAGCCGAGATCGTCAGCGTCGTTCCCGAGATCGAGCCCGTGAACACGTTGGCCGCGATCGAACCCGTCACGCTTGCGCCCGTGAAGTTCGAACCAAACTGGACTGCGCCAGTCGAGTTGTTCGCGAAAGCAGCCTGACCAATCACCGAAGCCGAAGCGCCAGCGTTCTTGACCCAGAAGTCACCCGTGCTGAACAGCGTCATCTGCATGCCAGCCGGCACAACCATCGAGTTGTCGGCGAGGAACTGCGTGATCAGGGCTTGTTGACTGCGAGCCACGAAGCCGGTCGGCGCACCACCACCGAAGTTGCTTACGGTGCGGTTTTGCGCGTCAGCCCATGCGAAGAGGCCAACAGCACAGCCATTCGGGCCAGCCACGAAAGCACCCGGACCATTCACCACGCTCGCGCGCGGGTTGGTCGATGCGAAGTCGCCCGCGACACCAACGCCCGGCACGACATTAACTTGAGTAGGGAAACCCATTTCTTACTCCTTAGACTTTGCGAACTTGGGCGTTGGGGAAGCGATCCGCGAAGCCTTGCGGACGGCTGTCGGCAGCAATACGCGGCTGCACGACGGTGCCCGGCTTCGGTTGGGCCTGGAGGATGGCGCGGAAGGCGCTCGGATGAACGTCCGAAATGTCGACGCCCATCGTCTCGAGCGCGGTCTTGTAAACCGTCTCGGCGCTGTCGGCGGCGATAGCCAGCTTGCCGACCCACGGTTGAACCGCAGTTTCGGCATCAGCGATATCGCGCATGCGCTTCACGGCTGCGGCTTCAGCGTTCTTGACGGCGGATTTAATCGCCGCATCCATTGCAGGCTTGCTTACCACGTCATCGTCCTTTTTCGGTGCGGCTGCGGTAGCCGGGGCAGCGGGAGCGCCCGCGGTCGGGGGAGGGGTATCCATTGCCGGCTTTTCTTCCGGCTTCGCTTCTGGCTTTTCTTCCTCGTCGCCAGCGATCTTCAGGCCGCGCAGCTTGCCTTCTATGGCGCTGTAATCGTCGTCGCTGATCTTGCCTTTCAGCATCGAGCAGATTTCATCGACCGGGCTTGCATCCACTGCACCGACTTCCGGCGCCGCCATGTCGTCATCAAGACCAACGTTGTCGTCTGCGCTGTCCAGGCTGTCGAGCAGCGAGACCAGGCCTTCGAGGTCCGCATCTGCAGCCAGCTTCGGCTTGATCGCAGCGACGATGCCAGCTTTCTTGGTCAGCCAGTTCGCGGCCGTGATGCCGGCAAGGATGGGGTTAAGTTCCAACTTTGCATCGGCGGCCAGCTTCGGCTTGGCGGCCAGCAGGGCCCCCTTCGCCAGCGCTGCCTTCCGAGAAAGGGGCTTCTTGCTCATGTTTTGCTTCTCCAAAGGTTTGCTGTCGCCTACGACGACATCAGGACCAGCGCGGCCAGCGGCTACCAGTGCGACGTGATTGCCGCGGATATCACGCATGACCCCATCGAAATGGGTGCCCTGGTAGGTTCCGGGCGTCATATCTGCCCGATAGTGGTAAGCGCAGGAGATTTCCTTGCGCTCTTCGTTTTCGATGTTCTGGATAGACTTGGCATCCCAGATCACCAGACTGTTTCGCAGGTAGGGCGCTTTAAATTCAGCGTCCGTGCCCGTACTGCCAACGACGATTTCCTTGCGCGGATCGGATGCGAAGACCGGGATATGCTCCTTGCCGGTCTGCTCGTATGCGTCGATCAGCGGAATGTTGTTGAACGTCGGCGCCGCTTTCTCGAGTTCGTCGGGATCGCGAAGCAGCATGTAGACCTTGGACGGGTCAAGTCCTAGCGCCTCGCCGTCAGGTATTTCATTTCCCTGATATGGATTGACTGCCGCCTTGCTGATGTTGCTGACCTCGACATGCAGGCGTCCGTCCTGATCGGTCCGACGCACGGTGCCGCGATCGAAGGCGAGACGGTTTGAGGCATTCATTCTTGCGTCCATTGCGATTCGGGATAGAGCGGCTTTGACGCCGGGGTGCGTCGGCTCTGGTGGGGCGTTTGTCGGTGCCCACATGTAATCGGTGTGTTCGTCGTTGAGCGTAGGCGTGAAGCGCTCTGGCACATCCTGACGGAACGTCGTGAAATCGACGCCTTCGTCACTCACCAGGTGTGCGAGTAGCTTTGCCTCGCCATCCGGAGCGCTGCCGATTTCCTCAGATGCCTCGCGACGGGCGGCGTCCTGTGCGGTTTCGCCATCTTCAATACCGCCGCCGGGCAGACACCATTCGCCAGGGTGATCGCCGTCGTTTCCGCGCTTGAGAAATAGCGCATAGCCATCGGGGGCTACGAACAGCGTGCCAGCGGCCTTGACCGCTGCATCCGCATTGACAAACTCCTTACCAACTGACTCCGGGATGCCGAGCGTGCCATGCCCGTGCGCTGCGGCTTCCATGGCACGTCGCTGTCTCTCACTTGTCGCGGGCATAGATGTATACTTTCGGCACTAATTCCGAGGGAAAAATGAAGAAACTATTGATTTGCGCCGCTCTCGTTGCGGCTAATGCCAATGCCGCCGATGCGAACTATTGCTCGCAGGTCGGTTCGGTCTATCAGAACGCCGCACAGATGCGCGATCTGGGTAATCCGCCCGAAATGGCACTGGATATGACGCGGTCGTACCAACGTGTCAGCGAGAAAGAAAAGAAAGCTGCGATCAATCGCGTCTACTTCGATCCGGCATTCACCAACGCAGGCGGGACGGCGCTACAGATGCAGGTAATGCGCGCCTGCATGGGGCAAGGGCAATATCAGCCGCTGAAGTAATTAGTCGATGCCGGGGATGACAGACTGGCTTGTACACCGGCAGTTCGGGAGTTGGCCGGGCCAGATGTATTCGCCGTCGATAAGACAACCTTTTGCCGTGTCGTACAGCATTCCCTTCCCGCTATCCGCCTGACTGGCTGCGATATGGGATTGCCGTGGCTTTTTGCCGCCATGCGAGTGCCGCCATCGGGCTTGTGTGATGCCTAACTCGTTCTGGCGCGTCCGGTTGATGACCGCCGTCATCTTATTGGCCTGATCACGCGCGATAAATGCCGCACGCTTTTTCGTGATGTCGTAGCGCTTCGTCAGTTCTTCTGTCAGGTCGCCGAGATTGCGCCCCTGCTGCATCGATCGCATTACCAGACCCTCAACCTGAGTCAGGTGCTCCGATGCGATGCTGCGGATCAGTCCAACGTTCTCGCCGATAGCCGCCTGCATGGCGTTATTGATATCAGCGGTCGTCTTGAACTCAACCGTAAATCCGGCCTTCTTCAGCACATCCTTCAACTGGAGGTCTGTTGCGCCGGCCGCTTTGTCGACGAAATACTTGGCGAGGTCTTCGGAACCCTTATCGAAGTTCTTCAGCCATCGCCGCGACATTCTGTGTATCGCACGGCGCATCGCATTGGCTGGACTTCCATCGCGGAACGACTCCATGCCCGCATCCTGCGCAAGGCTCGGCGGCGGATTCGCTCTATACTGTGCCGTTATCCAGTACAGCAGCGATTTGTGCATCGCGGAAATCCAGCGATCCAACTCTTTCTGGTATTTCGCCTCTATGCCTGCATTGGGCCTGACGGGGCGCAAGACAATGTCTTTCCCTGTCGGTGAAACAAGCTTTGGCATGGAGTCGGGATGAAACAGGATATTGACGTCGATTACGTCGGCTACGACCACGAGGAAGCGCAGCGTGTCGTCGTCTACGTTGGCGAGAACGATGAGTATTCGGCGCGCTTCAATCTCTCCGACCTGCTCGACACGGAACTGGATATGTTCCTGCTGAAGAACGGCTTGATCGATAGCGCCGGCAAGCCACGATTCGACGCTATGGAACTCGAACTGACCGAGATGGTTCGCCGGATCAGGGCTATCAAGTACGGCTAGACGATGACCGATGCGCCAATGGTCGCGGTCACAGCCGGCGTCGTGCCGCCGATCGCGTACAGCACGCGCCACGTGCGCGGCAGCACTTGAGGCGACGAAACGTTAGCCGTGGTCGGCGCACCAGGATAGACAGTCAGCAGCGTGAAGCCGGTCGCGTTGATTGCTGTCGATGCCAGGATCGTGTAGTAGGTACCCGAAGCCGAATCCTTGCCCTGCACCGTGACGGTGAGCGTCGGCGACGTACCAGTGATCGCCGTCACGTTGATGCCAAGTTGCAACCCGCGACCGTTATAGTTGGCCTGGTCAGGCGAGTTGCCGCCAGTCGATGCCGCCGCCAGCGTAACCAGCGCGCCAGTATCCAGATTGCCGCTGACCGCCTGCGGAGTGCCCGCAGCGTCGAGCGACATCGGCACAACGCCCACGACCGATCGCCCAGACCCGATATTAAATTCAGCTTGCGATGTCATTCTTCATCTTCCGTTTGCTGGCCGCTTAGCTCTTCTGCCTGCTTGAGCGGCCCGGTTTCTGGCTCCGGCACTTCCGGAAGGTCTTCGGTCAGATCGAGCCCGCTATAGGGTCCGTCTTCCTGGCTCGCCAGGCGGACGCGCGCTTCCTGCGGAGTGATCACGCCTGCGCCGATCAACTCGATGTCGGTATCCGCTTCAAGCTTCCGCGTGTTGGCCATTTCCTGCTCATTCAGCGGCTCAAGCGGTTCATACATAAACCCGATAGTCGGATCGATCTCTCCATACAGCGAAAGCTGAATGATGTTGATCAGCCGCGACAGGTTCGGCGTGAAGAACTGCTCCTGCATCGCCATGATCCAGGCGTAGAAGGCCTGAAGTTCTTCCTTGCTCGATGCATTCAGCCCGGATGGCGTGATGCCCAACAGGATGACCAGCGGGATACCGTCAACCGCCGCCATGTGCTCCTGCGACTGAGCCTGGAGTTTGTCCAGACTGCCGAGCGGTACTGCAATATTGAAAAATTCCTCGGTATCCTTGTCGATCACCATCAGACCGCGGTTGCTGCGGTGACGGTTAAACAGTTCGGCGCGCTTATGCAGTTCATCGCCGCCACCACCGTTCAAGGTGGCTGAGAGATTGGTCGCCAGCCCAAGGACGCTGAAATTGTTGATCAGGTCCGAGACCGACTGCCGGGTTCGCAGCCAGTTGTCGACGTAAGGCTTGGCGATCTGCGACAGGCTCAGGCCACCGAATGCATAGGCCGGCTTGAGTAGATCCGGCACCGGACGGCTAACGAACGTCAGCAGACGCGATGAATGGACTTCCTTGCCCATCACAAACCAGTTCTCTGGCCTAAAGAAGTTGGGGGCCAGAGGGTCGGTGCTGTTGTAGGCGTTCGGGTATGTCCAGATCGGCTCGACGACGCGGATAGCCTTGAGCGACCCGATGCCGACCTTCGCCTTGCTCACAACCAGATCGGTCTTGAGTTCGGGAAGATTGTTCGTGTCGCCTGTGTCCAGATAGATCTGCGATCGGCCGAAATAGCCATCCTGCTCAGCGGCCTTCTGGAATGCAGACTGCACGCCGAGCCGCTTCATCTCGGCTTCGATGGCCTTCAGTTTTTCGCTCTTGTCTTCGTCTCCAGTGCATTGGAGGCGAATCCATTTGCGCGTCATCTCCTTGGCCAGCACTTCAGCAGGGCGACGGTATTCGGCGCGCTGCGTGAGCTCGCTTAGATACGAATACCCCATAAAGCCGAGGCCTTCGCTAAACGCGCTCTGCACCGCAAAGGCGAAATTGCCATCCATCGCCGAGTCACAGGCCAGCTTCGTCTTCTCGGGGATGACACCAGGCGGAACCTTGGGCGCCTGAAACGCGACCATCGGCGGCACTTCCGCGCCGTAGTTAGTCAGCAACGCCCGGTCACTGATCGTCATCCCTTTCTTCGGCTCTTCAACGCGAGCGGGGGCCGGCGCAGCACGTCGCCAGAAACGAAAGTTGATCATGGGTCAGGCTTGGGAAAGGGCGTCGTCGGAAATGCGCATTGGCGCGCGGTCAATCAAATGAGAGAAGGCTCGAGACAATCCGTCGACCTGGTCGTCATGCGCCCCATTTGGGAACATACGCAGCTCATCCACGAATGCCTGGTTCCACTCGCCGCGCAGCATCAGGACATTGCCAACGTTAATTTGTGCCGCCACTGGTTCAGCACGCGTCACCTTGTCGCCAGATTCGGGCGAACTGGTGACCTGATAGCCAGCCAGGGCACGCGTTAGATAAAGAACTTGGGTCTTGCCAGCCTGGCCTGGGTCTTGCGGAATACTGATTCGCACTCGCTGGCCATCGCGCGCCGCAGTATTGACGAGTGCTGCATCACGTTCATCCGGACCAGCCCGAAGTCTCGTTACATCTCCAACAATGAACCGCCCATCAGCCAGGCGTCCAAGCTTCGGTCCGGCAGTCCAGTCGCCATCGGTCGTACTTGCCAGATCCCATCCGCGCACCCAATCGATGTAACCGGCTGGAAGTGCGTCAACAACCTGTATCTGGTCGGGCTTGAAGATTCCGCCCTCAGCCGGCGCCGGTCTTTGCTGATACTGTCCAGCGAACGTATAGGGCGATGCCGCTTCCATGCGGCGCAGTTCTTCGATGCTGTGCTTTTCAGGCCAAAGTGCCGTGCCGTCATCCTGCAGGGCGGGGAGACAGACATGCTCCCATTTCTCGCCGTTTCCGCCAGCCAGCAACCAGCCAGCCAGATCGCTCTCATGCAACCGCTGCATGATGAGGATGATCGGCGTGTCAGGTGAGTTTTTACGGGATTCGAACGTGGTCTGGAACCAGTCAATCACGTTCTGGCGCATCACATCGGATCGCGCCTCGTCCGCCTTGTGGGGATCGTCGATCAGCAGTGCGCCGCCGAATCCTGGCCGATGCTTGCCAGCGCCATAGCCGGTAATCGTGCCTTCAGAGCCAACCGCGTAGACGATACCACCCGCGGTCGTGCGCCATTCGTCCTTGGCCTGACTATCGTTCCGAAGCATGACGCCAGGAAAGATCGCCTGATACTCAGGCTCTTGAATCAGCCCGCGCACGTCCCAAGAGGAAGCGGCAGCCAACCGGCCAGAATACGAGGTGTAAATGAACTCGCTGTCAGGCGCATGGCCCAGCGACCATCCAACGAAATTCTTGACAATCTCCGTCTTGGAATATCGCGGCGGGATATTGATGATCAGCCGTTTGCATTCGCCCCGGAACACGCGCATCAGGGCGTCGCAGACCAGCGCATGATGCCCGGCCTGCTGCCACGTATATCCGCGGCGATTGACGAACATCCAACGCGTGAACCAGTACAGGTCGGCCATCGACAGCGAGCGATAAGCCCGGCGCTCAGTGTCGGTAAATTCCATGGCCTTATACCTTCGGGGCGGCTGCGCTCTCCCTCAATACCTGTTGGATCTCAGCCAGCGTGGCTGACGGTGCGTTATTGACAATGACAGACGGTTGGGCGGGAGTGGGCGCCTCGTCGGCCAGACCGTAAGCCTCGCGCTCCAATCCGATCAGCGTCTTGAGCGTGTCGGCCAGCTTCTTCATACTGTCCACCCGACCAGCGCTAGATATGACTTTCTGGTACAGGTCGTTACGCTTGTCGCTGCCCTTATCGTCTTCGGAGCGGAGTATTTCGCCCAACTCCTGGAACAGCGCGAGGTTGTCCGTCTCCGTTTCCAGTTCGGCCAGCAACGACATCGCGAGAGTTCTGGCGCGCCCAATATCCTTGCGCTGGGTGATCTGTACGCCGGCGACAGCCTCGCTGTTAATCGCGACGATCTCTTTCTCGGAGTACGCGCTTTCGGTGCGTACTGAACTGCGTACCAGCTCCTTGCGTACCAGTTCGGCGGCCTTTGCCTGCACCTTTCCGGCGAGGTCGCGCGCCCACTCGTCGCGCTTTGCCCGCTTCCGGATTGCGCCTTCAGTGATGCCGTGTGCGCTGGCTATTTCCCGGATCGACAACACGCCGGCTCGGTAATCAGCTTCGATGCGCTCCCAGTCCGGCGCAGGTTTCTTTTCTTGCGCCATAGTGTGTTTCAGTTATGTGGCGGCCACAACCACGCAAGCCGCGAGAAATATTGTGTAGGCGAGGAGTAGGGTATCGGGGGTGATCATGCCGACCTCAGCAAATGATCGTGCCGGGCGGATGGCTGCCGAAAGGCCACGGCTGGCTCGGCGGAAGCGATTCACGATACTTAAGCATCGCCTCGGCCAATTCCGAGATGGACTTCTGCGCATGCTTAGTGTCGACCTTCACCGTTACTTTGCTTTCGACGGCGGGCGTCACCTTCTTGAACACCAGATCCAGATGCTCGCGGATTGCTTTCCATTGAGCGGGGTCGGGTGTCTGGCCGCGCGTCAGTTCGGTGAAGCCGTGTAGCCAGTAGCAAAAGTCTTGTGCGTTCATCATGCCGCCAATAGTTCGGTTGCCGCACGTTCGTAGAACCGCCCGCCGATCACCGCATGCCCGTGCGAGCAATCGATGTACTACGCAGCGATCAGATCCTTGCGTCGCCCGCGGTGTGGGTCGGCTGTCAGGGCGTCTTCGAGAGGCATGCCAGAGCGCTTAAGCCGATTTCGCAGCGTCGCTGGGTTTAGCCCATATTCGCGGGCCCAGTCGTTGATGTGCTGGGTCTTGCCGAATGCCGTCAAGGGCTGGGCTCCGCTTTTCGCCAACATCAATTCGCGCTGCAACGTGCGCGTTTCCTCGGTGCGCTTCAGCCCCTTGGTTTTCGCTACACGCTTGGCGATCGTTTCGGCGGATTGAACCTTGCCAGTGAGCGTCGCAGCGATACGCTTCCGGGCCTCATCCGTTAATGTGCGGCCTTTTTGCGCGACGCTCATTTTCAGGCGCGACGCTTCGCTGTATTTGAGTCCGATATTGCTGCCGGCGACCGGAGCCTTGTTGTATCCCTTGGCCCAGTCCGACGACGAGTGAGCGTCAATGTGGCGCTGCTCGGCCTCCACTAGCATGGCGTTCGGCACGTCACTTTCCAGAATCTCAAATACGAAATTCTGTTCTCCGTGCGCAAGCCATGCACGCTGGAGGTGTTCGTTCTTGTGCCGATTGGAGCGGAGTTCCCACAGATGGCGCGACTTCCGTTTCTCGAAATTGACAGCCTGGCCGATATAGGCCTTGCCATCGACAAGATTGCGAATCCTGTAGATTGTTCCCATCTTCTGCCTTGACTAGAGGCGACCGTTTGAGGAGGCACGGCAGGCGGGCGGTCAAACCCGCTTTTCTCTCCGTCGAGATAGCCGTGCGCCTATATTTTACGCTGCTTCGAACATCTCGGGGCAAACGATCGTACGACCTACCTGCCCATATTTTTCGTGGTACGTGATGAGCGATGCCGCGCGCTCCGAGATCCAACCGCCGCGGGATGAGTGCGCGTCTCGAGCGGCCAGCGTCGGATGTTGCGTGACCGTCATGCCGGCGTATTCTTTCTCGTCGACGTGGTGTCGGTGCCCGCAATGGGCGTAACGCTTCACAGTGTTTCCCCACATCTTGGGGAACTGCGCGGCGAACAACATCGGCAACTGTTCGTTGGAAACTTTGTGCCCGTGGTGAAAGGCGAGCATCACCTCGCCATGCTGGTGAACATAGAACGGGAGTTCCGAGTCATTCACCGTCAGGCGCGTCTCATTCTCAAGCAGCGCGGCGAACATGTGCCGCAGCCATAGCGAGCCCGATTCGTCGTGGTTGCCCTCGCAGATGATCAGATGCACCGCTTGGTGTTTAGTCAAGGCATGACTGATCAGCCGACGAAGAACGCGGATTGCCGCGGCGACGATCTTGGAGAACCGTCCGTCTGTGTCCAGGACGTTTTTGTGTGCCGGCGTCAGCGGCAAAAGCCCATCGCTATGCAGGAAGTCACCTTGAATCGTCAGCACGCATGTGGCGGCCTGGGGCGCGGCTTCGACCATGTGGACGAAACTCGCGAGCAACAGGTTTTCGGCTATCTTCAGATCCCAATCAGCGCCGCCTTCACGATGCCAGCTCAACTGGCCCATGTGGTAATCGGTGAAAACTATCAGGTTGCACAGCGCGGCGTCGATCTTCGCAGGAGGCGCAACGGCGCTCACGCGCGGCAAAGTCTCGGCGAATGCCGCGGCGGCCGCCTCGAATATCTCGCGCTGCCTGTCGTGGTCAATCTGATTCTTGACCCATTGGCCAGCAACTACGCCATCCTTGTTGATGTACGTCGATGTGCCGCGCAGAAAGAATCCATCGGGAACTGGGCGCGTCATGTCACATTCGGGCGCGTAACCCATCCTGGCCGCTTTCTTCTTCGCCGCGGCAACCAGGTCGCCAACCGTGCCGTGAGCCAAGCCCAGCGCTTCCGCTGCGGCCCGCTGTGTCCCATGCTCCTCGACTGCCTTGAGGATTTCCGCCTGTCGCGGAGTGCAGTATTCGAGAAGCTTTGGATCCACGGTTTCCCCTTATGAACGCAATTTTGGTTGTTTAGCCGTCGCCGCCTGAAAGACCGGAAACGTCTCGCGGAACAGCCAAGAGAGCAAATATGTATGCGCCTCGTTCGCGCCACCGTCCTCGAGCGGTATTCCTACATCGCCCAGGATATGAAACGTCGTGTGATCCAGCTCGTGCAGGAACGTATCTGCGGCGCCGTCAAATACACCGATCACATACGTGCGGCCTTCGCTGTTCAGATACCGTATGGCTAGCCCTTTGCACCCTTCAGTGTCGGGGTCGCCCTCGTACATCAAGGCGATACCGGCCCACTCTTCGCGGGTTACGCACAGCAATACTTTCCCGTTGTAGATCGGAATCTGGAACAGCGGTATGTATGCGTACTCGACCGGCTCAGCTTTGGGTTTGCGAGCCATCGATCGCACCATCAAATAAAAACGCCCGCACTCGGCGGGCAAATCGTCGTGAAGTGACGAGGGGATTTGTGGTGAAGGCTCGACGCCAGTCCGCATGGGCGCATACCCCGCAATCGCGGCGCGCGACCGTTTGTGTTGCCTTCGTGGATGGATACGGCCAAGCCCTCGGGAAGGATCTGCTAACTAGGTCCCGGGCCTACAGCGATCCTCTGTCGCCATATCCACTCATGAAGGCGCTGGGTACGGGTTCCAGCATCCGGCCTATCTTCCGGTCGATTTCGCTGCGCCACGTTTAAGGCGCAGACTCAAGCCCCTGACGGGTACTCGGTGAGAGCGGGCGGATTGCCTCCCCGCCATGCCAGTTCGCCACCGGAGCTACCGGCTGCTTATGGCTCTGGGCGCGATCAAAGACCTTTCGGCTAGCGCCACGGCTACATAGTGTTGTTTCGCCCTCGTGCATGGCGGATGGGACCTCTATCCCCATCGACCTGCGGGTTTTAGCCCGCCGCTCTCTCTGGTTTCTGAGCTACGCCATGCATGAAAGCCCGCGTTTCGTGCGGCCCCGGCTTGCCCCGCAAATGCGGCAAGCACCGAATTGCATGCCCTTTCGGGTCTTAGCCGATTACATTCACGGCCATGGAGTTCGTCGCGTACGTTTTCCACCCGCCGTACGCCTTTCCCGTACACGCTGCGGCAAGCGTACAAGTCACTCGTCGCCTTCCATCTGCTCGGCGGCATCCATCAGGACTTTGCTGGCACCGAGAAACATCGTCGACCACCAGAGCGTCCATACTGTTAGCGGATTCAGTCCCATCAGAGCATCCGTCGAAGTTCGTCTAACCGTGCAATCAATGACGCCAACAGCGCCGCATCCAGATTACGGACGCGCGAAATGTCGGCTTCGATGCTGTCTATTACTTGCTGGGCGTTCATAAATTCTTTCCGGAAACTCTCCGGAGAGAGCCGTATTGCGCGGCATGCTGCGGGCTTGGTGCGACTCAAGACCTTCCGAGTCGCGGCGGGAGGTCAAACAATGCTTCTGCGGCCTTACGCGCCTCACTCCAGCCTTCGCGGACATGGAGTGTGCGGCGCTTCTCGGCGCGCTTCTGCTCATTGGCTTGGCGATTCTGCTCCCGCTCCACTAGATCCATCGGGTTCACGCCGAACGTGCGCGATTCGAATGTGATTGAGCGAGCCATGGGAGCCAAAAGAAAAAAGCCCCGCAT